GAATCATACATTGTTTTAGTTACATTAGGTCTGTATTTCATATTAGCTACTTCAGAAGCATAGCCAGTATCTGTTGGACCTAAATTTTCTAGTCTAAGTTGTTCGGATGGTGAAAGATTTTCAAAATATTCGTTAAGTTCCGCTTGAGATCTTTCATTCGATATACCAAATTTATCTTGTCTAGGTGTTATTTCTCTTGTTTGTGCAGGTTTACCAAATATAAATTCATCTGACATTTGTCCAAGATCGGTTTCACCAAGTTTAATTTTTCCAAGTAAACCTTTACCTCCTGTTTGTGTTTCATAAGCACCGCCTGTTTCACCACCAGTAAGCAAATCTCTAATTCCATAATCTTGTGCTGTTCCTTTACCAAATCTAAAATCTGTATCTGATCCAAAAATTCCTTCTCCTGGAGCTGCTTGACTAAACCTTGCATAAGGTGCTGTTGCAAATGCTAAATCACCAAAATTAAATCTACCTTTTTGTTTTGCTGTTCCTGCAAGATAAGCTGCTTCTCTATATCCTGGTGGAAGAAAAGGTGCTACTGTTCTTAAAGGTCCTGCTAATTCTTTCGGAATTAATTTTTGTGCAACTTTAGTAAAAGGTCTTGCTACTTTATTAATTGCTCTTTTAAATTTACTACCTATGCCATATTGTTTTCTGTTATCAAGGCCCATGATACCACCAAAGGCAGCCATCTGTCTGTTAGGTAATGGTGGTCCTATTGGTTTTGGTCCAAAAGGATTTACGGGTTCTGTTGGATCGTTTGGTAAAGGTGGACCTTTTGATAAAGTCATGTTTTTAAAAAATTCTATTACTTCTTCTATATTGTTGGGGTCTCTTCCTTCACTTGCTTTAAAAGTTTCTATAGCTTCTTCTACTGTAAGTCCTTCAGGTATACCCATAGCCATCGCTTGATCTTGTTCCGGGGACTTTGGTCCCTCAGTACCTTCATAAGTAATAGGTTCAGCGCCTGTATTCAGTGAGTCAATTCCTTCTTGATTTATCATAATTTTTATATTGAATTGTTAGAGGCAGGAATCATACCTGGGTTAATAATAATACTAGTTTTTGTCATATAAATCAACCTATGATGTTACTTCTCTTGGTTTAATTTCTAGTGAGGATATCACTACATGCAGTCTATTTGCCGTAGCTGCTGTTACTTTTACAATCTCACTCTCTTGTACTACAAGTGGTGCTGTCAATAATTCTACCGTAGCATTGGCCCCAATAGCTTTAGTTTTAAACAAGCTAAATACAGCACTAGCTGTGTCTGTAATAGTTATAGTTATTGTATCAGCATTACCTGAATCTTCAGACACTAATATAGATTTAATTACAGCTGTTGAAGCTGATGGCACAGTATATAGTGTTGTAGCTGCTGTGCTAGTTAGATCTACTTTTTTGTTTACAAATGAGTTAGCCATTAGTTTAAAAAATAATTAAAAGATTCTATTTCGTCTTTTAAATCTTGTTGATATGTTGAGTTTAATTTTTGTATCACAGCAGACAAATCTCTGTTCAAAGACTCTGCTACGTTTTGTTTATATTCTTTATCCGGGTGTGTAAGTACCTGTGTAATTCTAGCCATTATAAAGTAACGATGCCTCCTGTGCCGTAACCAGTTCTTCCTCTACCTGTTTTATTAGAAAAATTTTGATTACTACCTGTATTTTGAGAAGCAAAACCTCCTGAAGTTATACCGGCATTTCTATATACGTCTGGATTTGCTGCCATTGCTCTAGCCGCCGTTGCAGCTTCTCTTGCAGATTGTTCTTCAGCTGCAGCTAATCTTTGGTTTTCAGCAGCTACCCTTTGTTTTTCTTTTACAAATTCTATTCCTCTTTTAACTTGACCTAATGGTCCATATTTCATGTAAGCTTTTATAGCTTGTCCAGGTAATGATAATAAACTTTCTAAAATTCCTGGTCCTTTAACAGGACCTGCAATGTTTAATTGATTATATCCTGGTATATCATTTTGACCAAAACTCATAGGATCAGTAGGTGGATCTTCAGTAGGACCCTTGCCCTCACCTTGATTTATAATAAAAGGTATGTAAGGTTGTATTGCAGGTATACCCTCTACTACTGGTGTAGTTAAATCTATATTAGAAGTTGTTGTAGGAGCTTTATAATTTCCTAAATTACCAAAATCAGCTGCTTCGTAAAGTGCGTTTAATTCATCTATTGTCATTATCGTCTACCATCCGGTTGTATATCTATTCTAAATGTACCTAGTTTCCAAAACTGACTAGTGCTGGTGTTAGATACTTTTAATGATATTGATCTAGCTCTAGCTCTTGTGTCAATTTTCTGTATGCTAGTGTTAACTGTAAACGGTCCAAGTGATGAACTCGCTGCAGTATCATTAGGAAAATCTTTTAAATTTAAAGTGACTACTGCATCACCTGTCTGTGATAAAAAATCTGGTAATACTCTTCTTATTTTCATCATAAATTCTCCGTCACCTCTAAGGTCTGCTGTTCCACCTTCTGTCATACCTATATCAAAATCTCCTGATTCTATATTAGCAGTAATAGCAGAAGTTGCACCTTCTTTAATTTGATCTAATCCTTTTTCGTGTTCATAATATATAGATGATCCATCTGTATTACCTTGTACATAAGTTGTACTTGTACTAGCAACATTTGTATCAGCATCGTATTGTGATGCATGAGGTTTACCAAATACTGCAGAGTCAGACCAAGCTGTTCTATCTAATGTTCCTGTAGTCCAAATAGGTCTATCGTTTGATGATTCTATATAATTATAAGTAACAACTCTGTTAACCACGTTAGATCCTGAGTTAGGATAGAACCAACTAATCTCACCAAACAAATTGTTTAGCCCTGCATTAATGTGTTGTTTAGGAATTGTGTTTATATCATCGTAAACGTGATCTTCTACTAAACAAGGTAAAGATTCTAACTGTCCACCATATCTAAAGAAACCATTTTCTGACATCCAATATGCTGTACCATCAACTTCAACGCATGCGTTCTTACCAATCAATCCACAGTTAGTACCAACTTGTTCAAAGGCAAATGTAAAAGGTGCTCCAACAAATCTCATAATAAATAATGCTGTATCGGTCCAAACATAAATTGCATTTCTACCTCTTAATGTGCCAACGATCCGTGATCCATCGGCCAGCCTTTGTGTACCAGCACTATTAGTTGCTGTAGGAACATAATCAGTAATATCTTCTTGAGAAGAAAATCTTATAAACATTTCATCTTGAGTTGATTTTGTGCCAATTGTAGTTTCTGTACCAAAAAAAATTAAGTGTCTATCAGGTGTTGATACTAACATATCACGTGACGCTGTCGGTGCACCACTTGCAATAACTGCTCTTGTGTTGGTTGCATTAGATGCGTCTGAATCCCATGTAAAACTTTCACCATTAAATATTGTTGCAACTAAACTATTACCTAAATTGTCCAAGGACCATAATCCTGGATCAGTTACAATATCTCCTGATGCTGCAGCATTCCATGCAAAAAAATTTGCTGCATCGGTTACAGTTGCACCACTTGAGTGTATTGCGGCTGTTGTACCATTAGCACCTCTTGTTAATCCAGATAATGTACCACCACTATTTCCAGTGTAAGTAATTAGTTCAGAACCAATCTGCACTGTACCAGATGATGGAAATGATGTTGAACTTGCCATAGTCAATGATGTAACTGATGCATTTATTCCTGATGAAAGTGTAGATGTAAATTGTCCTTGTGCTACACCACCCCACGATCCAAGACCCCAACCTGTTGATGCAACTTCAACTGCTGGTCCTACTGGATAATAAAGTTGCACTCTAATGCCACCAGATGTGCTTGCTCCAGAACCACCTTCGTTAGAAGGCATAGTTATTGTTAAAGTAGTATCAGTTGGTATATCTGTTACCATAAATTTTATATCTGTAAAATCACCAGATACAAAATTAGAATTAGTAATACTTGTAAAACTATCTAATAAAATAATGTCACCTTTGTTTGCATTGTGTGCTGATGAAAATGTAAGTGTAACTTCAGCTGATCCATTAGTTGTAGAAAATGCACTTGTTAAAGTTGTTGTAGTTTTGATTGGATGTATATCATAAAAAATACCACCAGAATAAGCGTACAATATTCTATTAGTTCCAAGAGCTGCAAATTTAATACCTGCTGTATTTACAAAATGGTGTATAGCGGTATTTCTACCAGTTAAACTTGTAGACCCAAGTTGAGCCCAACCTCCAATTTTTTCTGGATAACCATATCTAAATCTAACATTGTCACCATTAACCCATTGGCCTTCGCCACCGGTTGCTGTAACTTGTTTGTTAAACCCTGGTTGAAAATTAACTTTTTGAAGCATAGTTTATACCTACCACATTTATTATAAAGTTTAAATTATTAATTCTGTTGCGGAATCATAAATTCCAACACTTCCTTTAATAAAAGTGTTAAATGCTAAACTAATTCTAGTATTTTCTCCTTCTTTAACATCTACTCCATGAGTTAATGATGATGGAAATAATATAACTTGTTTAGTTTTAACCCCAAACCACCAGCTTTCAGAATTAAAATGATTAAACGTATTTGTTTCTGGTCTTACTGTATCATACCTATGACTATAAAATTTAATTTTGTCTAATGTTTCATGGCAATTAAAATAAAGAACACCTGATACTAGAGAGTTAGCATGAGCGTGAGTATGGTGAAACTCATTGGTTTCTGTATAATTTAACCATGATTGTGTAATATAAGGAGTTATATTATTAGAAGGAGCAATTATTTTGTCATAATAATCTTCAATTATTAAATTTATTT